TCAAGAATTAACCTACCCCTCTTCTCAATCTTGTGGTAAGACTGTTCAAGTTCTAGCTGTCTCTCTACCATGATATTTGCGGTATCAATAGGTAGTGGAGGTATAACTGGTATCTCTACATCTTTGATATTCACCATCTCCTCCCTTCTGGGGCAACACCCCAACAGGGTCTGCGATAGAAGCAACCTTTACAGGGATAGCCAGACTTGGTATAACCTTTAGGTCTAGCTACTTTCTTCCCATCTTTGATGGTTGCAATCTGTACCAACTTGGTCAGATATGGTTGGAGGTAACTGAAATCTCTCTTATACCAGAATTCCTTAAGTCCACCATTATCCTTATTCTTAAATAGTAAGCATCCCCAGGGCTTGTCAAAGATCTCCATATATGACTGGAGTTGGGCCACATAGGCAGGATGCTTCTCTTGTAACCAGGGCTTAGTCAACCATTTGAATCCAAAGATACTAATACTCTTGATCTCAACTACAAAGTCTTTATTGAATATCCCATCAGTAGTGGTGGTAAGCATAATATCATAAATCTCTTTAGTCTTGGGGTGCTCTACTTTGAAGAGCTTACCCCCTCCCATCTCTACATTAGTTAAACAACCTACCTGAGCTAACATGGCTTGGAGTTGGGTATGATGTATAGACCCCTCTCTCAGTACCATCTCTGTGGTTACATGCTTCTCTGGTCTGACATTGTTGTAGGAGAACTGAATCTCCTTCGGGCACCTGCCAATCTCAGATGCCCGAAAGGAGAAGGGAGTTCGCCTAGGTCTAGATTCTGCTTCCAGATCTTGTTCCACTCTATCCAGGATGAGTTCTATTAACTTAGGCTTCTTCATCATCCAGCTTTCCTCCTATGTAGATTACCAAAGCTAAGGCAACTACAATTCCTATAACCAGGCCTGAGATAAAAGCCCATGTTGAGTTATCCATCAATCATCTTCTTCATCATCATCTTCTTCGTCTTCTTCCTCGTCATCTTCCTCTTCCTCTTCCTCACTTTCTTCTGGTTCTTCCTTGACTTTCTTATGTTTAGCATGTTTCTTGGCCTTCTTCTTGGGTTTGTTCATTCCCAGTTCCTCGAGAATGTCCCCGAAGTTGGAGGAGAGATGCTCCCACAATTCAGATTCGGTCATCACCTCGGGTATCTCTAAAGCCAAGTTGTACATGACGTTCTTCCAATCATCAACTCCAATTGAAGATTCCATAGGTCTGATGGTGTAGTCATAACGAGTATCTGTCATAGTAGCCCCAGTCCTTTTAATCTTTATATCATGGCCATGCTTGGGATCGGTAATATCTCCATAGTCCTCATCATCAATTGCTCCAATGACAAGATCAATGAACTTCTTATTACCGCCAAACATATAGATCTTGTTGGTCTTTCTCTCTACTACATTCACCCACCACTTCTTCCGAACTCGGATACGGTTGACGAATGAATCATTCTCATCTCCACCTTGTTCTCTGGCTATATCTACTACTGCACAGACTGGGCAGCCTTCATCTGTCTTCTCATCAATCCGGTTACACCATAGAGCTCTTTGCCTACCACCTATGGAGAACCCATAGTGAAGACCACCATGTAGATAGAAACTACCATCTGCCGATTTACCCCAAGGAGGGCAGACTCGAATGATGGAAGTAGCATTGGGCTTGGCTTTGAACCATCTCTGATCTCCACCCTCTTTCTCGAACTTCTCCCTTACCTTATCCACATTGGTTTTGTAGACTGAATCACCCACCACTTTCTTCTTCTTCTTTTTCTTGATCATCTCTCAGTACCTCCAGCATATCTCCCTTAACTACATTATTGATGATTGGTTTGTAGAAGTCTTTGATAGACCTGTTCAAACCGCGGGCTTTAACTAGGATAAATCTGTAAGGACCAGTCATAAGAACAAAGGAATCCAATACCCTTTTGTATCCATCTTCATGGTCATAGTGTTCTAGTCTCAAGTCTACCATATGATCTGGTGATTCTCCTTCGGAGCTTACTGAGATGATAGCTAGTCTAGTTGCCATATATAACCTCCTGCTCAAACCAGTTATAGCCAATGGACAGTTCTGCTTTCATGGGAAGACTAAGTTCAATTCCAAAGTCTGACAGATCTGGATTCTCGAATATGTCAATAAGGAATGGAGCAACTGAGTCTACGTGTTTCAGTTTAATATCATAGAGAACTTGGTCATGAACTGTACCAATAATGTGCCCTTCGTCATGGCTTGCTAGATTTTTGAATAGGCCATTCCAAGACTCAATACCACACAACACAGTATAATCTCCTATTGCTCCCTGGATATGAGAATTGAATCCTTCTCTTAATGAGGCTCTACCTGCTTGTGAAGTGGGATCACTAATAGGTACTCTCCTTCTCCGTCCAAAGAGAGTAGGCATATAGCCTTTCTGAATTATAAACTTTTTGACCTTTCTCATATATGGCTGAACACCAGGGAATGTGTCATTCCACATATTGATAAACTCTTGGGCTTCCTTAATAGAGACCCCCATTACCTCAGCTTGTTTACCTGCTGCAGATCCATATAGGATACCAAAGTTTACTGTCTTGGCTTTTTTCCTTTCTCCCTTGGTTACATCATCGATATGTTTCCCAAGAACTTGACTAGCTGTACTTCTATGAAAGTCTCCAGTTCCTGCTCGAAAGGCGGCAAGCATAGTCGGCTCTTGGGAGAGGTGAGAAAACCATCTAAGCTCAGCCTGCGACAAGTCCACTGACAGAATAACTCCATCCCTTCCATAGCGAGAAACAAACTGACGTTTGATCCACTTACTAAGCCCAGTGTCTCCACGGGGTATTTGTTGCATAGGTGGGTCAGAACAGCTAGGTCTTCCTGTGACGGTGCCGTGCAGCTTAAATCTTGGGTGAATGAAATCCCCTTCGTGGAGAAAATCACTAATGCCCAGCACAAATGTAGACCCGAGCTTCCTGACTTCTCTGGCTGTGAGTACACCCCGTATCACATCCCTTCTCTTTTGGTTTTCTTCCATCTCCAATAATTTGTTCAAAGAATCTTTGTCTGATGATCTACCTGGCTTCCATTGAGTTTTAGCTGACTTCTTACCTAGTGGGGGGTATCCCCAATCATCATATATTAACTTGCATACTTGAGGTGAGGATCTTGGATTCAACTCATACCCTAATAACTTATTGATTGTTCTTTCTGATTTCTTCTCTATCTTTTCAAACTTAATAGCCAATTTATCAGAGAGAGAGGTATCAACTTTGAAGCCAGATTTTTCAATATCCATGTACATCTCTGATGCTACCATCTGCATTCTGAATAAGGGCATTATACCCTCTTTCTTTAATCTTGGTATAAAAAATTTCTTTAATCTAAAGGTTGCATCTGTATCTCCACAACCATATGGGACTGCAATAGATAGAGGGACCTCATCCCATCTACAGTCATGAGTCTTGATATATTCTTTCATCTCATCTTTATGTCCCTTGAGTGGTGTGAATGTGGATGACAATACATCTAACTCCTTACTTGGTAGATTCTCATCTGATAGATGGGCAGCGATCATGGTATCTATGATTCGACCTTTGATGGGGATACCATGCATCCTCAGCCACTGCCCATCATACTTGTGATTATGGAATATGAATACCTTAGATGAGTCTGATAAGAGTTCCATTACTTGTTCTCTAATCTTACCATTCCATCTAAAGTAGTATCCCATACCAGGCTTGGTAGATATCTGGATTGATATAATCTTCCTACCTAGAAAGGGATCTAATCCATCTGTCTCAAGATCAACTGCAAGATATTTGGCATCCCATACATCCTCTGGTATCTCAAACAATTGCTTATAATCTACATCTGGTTGTTTATCTATCTCATGGGGATTCTTAAGTAATTCTGTAATCCATTCAAAGTCGGATACTATTAAGTCGAGTCTGGATTCTTCTCTGAAAGTAGCTGCTGGGTGGTAAGTAATGACAACTGGTATGTTTGGTGGGAGTGGTAGAGAGGTGTACCAGATCTTTCCACGCATCTTCCCGACCGCGATGTTTGCTCTTTGGTTAAGGAGAGACATAGCCGCAAATCTACCCAAGGCCACAATGAGCTTGGGTCGGACCTTTTTGATCTCCCGTCTAAGATAATTTCCAGAACAAATCTGGAGCTCCTTCCAGGCAGGATCTCTGTTTGACGGGGGCCTGCACTTGACACCATTCGATAGAAAGAGTTCATCTCTTGGTAGATCAAAGACCTCAAGGATTGAATCAAGTCGTTTACCTGCTGCTCCTGCAAATGGCTTATGGGCAAAACGGTCTTCTCTGTCACCAGGGGCCTCCCCCACCATCATGAGATCTGCCGGCCATTTACCATCTCCTATCAGACACACATGCTTAGCAGATTCATGTAAAGGACAAAGCTTACAGTCTTTATTCCTTAACAAGTCTCGCAGCGGTTTTTTGGTACTGGTAGAACGTAATGACATGTGGATTCTCCTTCAGGAAGAAATCCCTTTCCTCATCTTTGTAGTCCCAGATATAGTATATTCTTCCTACCCCAGTAGAGATTGCCAATTTAAGACAATCAATACAAGGCTTATGAGTAACATACAGATCAACAGAAAAGTAAAGACTTGAATCCACTGTCTTATGCGCAACAGCATTCGCTTCAGCATGTATCGTCCTTTTACACCTACCATCTTCTGGGCTCTCGAGGCATCCAACATCACTGCAATGCGGAGTACCTCTAGGTGAGCCGTTATAGCCAACACCGATGATATGATTATTCCCAACCAACACAGCCCCAACAGCAGCACGATCACAGGTAGACCTCCTAGCGAGGGAAGTAGCTAGGTCCAGCCACAATTCTTCCCTGGTCATCCGTTTCATACTTGTCATACTCCTTTCTAACTGTATTAAGGATTCTCCTTTCGGGTCTCCACTTACTTAAGTAATCCATATTCTGTGCTAGTTTCAAAGATCTCATACACATTTTGTGGAATCTATATTTTTCTGGATTCATTGGTAGTCCTGGAGCTATCATATCCCATAGTGGGAACCATTGAGCCATATTGAAAGCCATACCAATCTGTATTCTAACCGAGTGTCGGGTCTTTCTCATCCAGGGAGGAACTGCCTCCATCATGACTTCACTAAAAAAGTGAAGGTCGGCAAGTAGAGTCTTCGTAATCTCGGACGATCTGATAAAGAAGTCGACATTAAGAAAACCCGGGAAGTAGTTAAAGTATCCGCCCACGAGACAAGGTGGAGTCTTCTTTTTACCCGTCCCAAAGTAAATCCCATGTGAAGAGTGCTTCTTGGGAGGTCTTTGATCCATATAGGCACGGCACTTTGAGATGCTCTCCTCATTCCAGTAATTCCTTTTCAGTCGGTTCATTCTGAGTTGTGATCTATATCCTACCAACTCCATTGGTGGCTTATTCTTCCACTTCCTAATCACAAGTGACATTCTGGGTACACAGAATCTATTCCCCATTCTGTAATGATCCCATCCTTCTAGACGAGGGGCAGAGCCATAGAAAATATCATTTATCATTCTCCAGGCTTGGCCTATATCATCTCCTTCCAACTCAAAATCTCTTCGAGTCTTTAGAAGATACCGCGTTTGTTTAGATCTTTCTCGAACGCGTGAAAGCTCCCTATTTGCATGATCACTGAGCATGTTTTATTTATCTCCTTAGCCAGTTGAT